GGCACCGACGAGTCGAGCGTGTGCGACCGGCTTTATCCAGACATCAGGGATTCGACCCTGATGATGTACCCCTGGACGTTCAGCATGAAGAAGACGCAGCTCGCGCAATTGCTGACAACGCCAGCAAGCGTCTGGCGCTACCAATACCAACTACCGGGTGACCGCTTGGCCTCGCCCAGGCTGGTTGTCCAGAGCTCCTCACAGGGCTCGCCTATCCAAAAGGACTGGGAGATCCAGGGTGACGTACTGCTCACCAACCTGCCCAGCGTCTTCATTGACTACCAGTACAGCACGCCAGAGTACGCCATGCCCCAGTACTTTGTGCAGCTGCTCAAGTATCAGGTGGCGTGGCACATCGCCGAGACCGTCACCGAGCAGCAGGATAAAGCAAACAAGTGGCAGCGCGTGGCCACCGGCGACATCTCCGAGAACGGGCGCGGCGGCTACTTCCGCACTGCCACCCAGATCGATGGCCAAAACAACCCGGTATCAGTCATCGAAGACTACAGCCTGATCGCAGTGAGGAACTGATGCCGCGCTTTGTAGAGTTCACCACCAACTTTGCAACGGGCGAGCTCGACCCGCTGTTGCGTGCGCGGGTTGATCTGCAGGCCTACAACAACGCCCTGGCCAAGGCCACCAACGTGCTCATCCAGCCCCAAGGCGGCCTGCGCCGCAGGCCCGGCACCAAGCACATCTTTGAGCTGCCCAACGCATCCGCTGGAGCTGACAACACCGCCAACGGCGTGCGGCTGGTGCCTTTCCAGTTTTCTGTGGCTGACAGCTACATGCTGTGCTTTACGCACAACCGAATGCATGTGGTCAAGAACGGCGCGGTGGTGGCCAACATCAACGGCAGCGGCAACAGCTACCTGACCACTACGATAGGCAGCACAATTGTTGACGACATGTGCTGGACTCAGTCTGCCGATACCCTGATCGTCGTTCACCCTGACCTGCAGCCGGTGCGCATTACCCGCACCAGCGACAGCACCTGGACGGCCACTGCCATCACGTTTGACTCGACCCCAAAGTACGCATTCAACATTGACTTCCACACCAACAACGGCTCGACGCTGACCCCGTCTGCGGTGTCTGGCAATGTGACGCTGACCGCCTCGACAACGCACCATGACAGTGGCGCAGCGCAAGCTGGCAGCAGCACTACCATCACCCTCAAGAACACCTCCAGCTCTACCGATGACATCTACAACGGCATGTACGTCACCATCACCAGCGGCACCGGGGCTGGGCAGATCCGACTCATTGAAGACTATGTCGGCAGCACCAAGGTGGCCACCGTCGATATTGCCTTCTCACCCGCGCCCAACAATACCAGCAACTACGAAATAACCACCTGGACAACCGAGTCGGTCAACCAGTACGTCAACGTGCAGCCACAGGGTCGAGCCAGGATCCTGCGCTATGTGTCGGCCACGGTGGTTGAGGCGGTCACCGAATACCCGTTCTTCAACACAACGGTCATCGATGCTGGCCGCTGGGAGCTGGAGCACAACTACGAAGATGCTTGGTCGAGCACCAAGGGCTGGCCACGCACGGTCACCTTCCATGAGGGTCGCCTGTACTTTGGCGGTAGCAAGTCCCGGCCATCAACGGTATGGGGCTCTAAGATCGGCCTGTTCTTTGACTTTGTGCCAACCGAGTCGCTGGATGATGATGCGGTCGAGGCCACGCTGGACACCAACGACCTAAACGTCATCACCGACATCATCTCTGGCCGTGACTTCCAAGTGTTCACCACCGGCGGTGAGTTCTTCATTCCGCAAGCTGGAACCGACCCAGTCACCCCGCTGACTTTTACATTCAAGAACGTCAGCCGCAATGGCATCAAGCCGGGCACTCGCGTGCAATCTGTGGAGTCAGGCTCGATCTACATCCAGCGCCAGGGCAAGTCCCTGAACGAGTTTATTTTTAGCGACACCCAGCTCACCTACATCACCCAGCGAATATCGCTGCTGTCTGGGCACCTGCTCAAGGGGCCGCAGCGCGTGGCTTTGCGCCGGGCATCGAGCACCGAAGAGGCCGACTTGCTGCTGATGACCAACACCGATGACGGCAGCATTGCGGCCTTCAGCATCATGCGCAGCCAGCAGGTCACTAGCCCGTCCGAGTTCACCACAGATGGGTTCTATATCGATGTGGGCGTGGATGTCAACTCGATCTATGTGGTGACATGGCGCAGCTTCAACGGTGTCAATCGGTACTTCATCGAGCTGTTTGGCTACGAATATTTTACCGACTGCGCGTTTGTGGGTGGTGCCGCAGCCAGCGCCAGCGGTCTACCCCACATTGCCAAATCGCTCAACGTGATCTGCGATGGCTCACCCCAGGGCAACGAGACTGTGAGCGGCGGCGGCTCGGTGACGTTTGACCGCTCCAGCACCACCAGCTACGAGGTCGGCTTGCCGATCAATGTCTTCGTCAAGACTATGCCTGCCGAGGTCAAGCTGCAGACCGGCAGCCGGGTGTCGATGAAGAAGCGCATTGTGGAAATCAGCGCCGTGCTCAACGAGACCCAGAACATGATCATCAACCAGCAGCCGGTTGCTTTTCGGTTGCTTGACAACCCACTGCTGGATGACCCAATCCCAGAGTTCACCGGCATCAAACGGGTGAACGGCGTGCTGGGTTACAACCGCGAGCAGTCCATCGAAGTGTCGCAAGACCTGCCGGTCAAGATGAACCTGCTGGGCCTGGACTATCGCGTGGCTGTCTTCTCAGGAACATGACATGGCAATATCACCCGGACAAATGACAGGGATTGCTGGGGTAATTGGCGCCTACGGCGAGGCCGAAGCGCAGAGAGCTGCCGCGATCAACCAGCAGACCAGCTATCTGCTGCAAGCACGCGACACCCTGGCGGTGTCTGAAGTGCGTGCCAACATGAGCGAGCAGTACGCCACCATCCAGGCCGGGCGCACGCTTAAGAAAGCAGAGATCGAAGCGCAGAACTACCAGATCGCTGGCAACACTCTGCTCAGAAACATGCGAGCCACCAACGCAACGGTGCGTGCCAGGGCCGCAGCAAGCGGCGTGGTGCTGGGTGAGGGGTCTATCCAGGCCGTGCAGCGCGAGAACGTGGCGGCCACCATGCGCGATGTCGGCATCTCCGACCTCAACGCGCTGACCGCACGGGTGCTGGGCTTTGAGGATGCCAGCGCTATGCTGGAGTCCACCGACTATCAAAACATGCTTAACCTGTACAGCGCAAGAAGCCAAGCTGGCCAGCTCTCATCCGCTGCTGATGCAGCTCGCAGAAGTGGCGGCATCCTTGCTGGCGCAACCCTTGGAAAAGGGCTCAGTGAATACGCAAAAGTGAGATAAGCATGGCAACCAGAATCGAATCAGGACAAATGCAGATTCGCTCGGTGGGCAGCGTGCCAATCGTGCAGGCCCAGCAGCAGCCGGTGGACTACATTGGGCCGCGAGTTGAAGCGCAAACGGCAAATGTATTGGCGCAAGTACTTGACCGCATGAGCGCAAGCGCATTTCAGTCGGCTGGTGTCATGCGCCAGCAAGAGGGCTTGCAATATGTTGCAAGCAACCCGCCTTCAGCAGATCAGCTTGAGGCCGCAAAAAACGGCACAACAATTGGCCTTGGCGGTCGCGGCGAAACATCTTCAATCAGCCGCACCAGCTCAACCAATTTTTTTGACCAAGCCGTAGCCAAGGCCAGAAGCCTAGAGCTGTCTGGGCACTTTGAAATGGAAGGCCGCAACGAGCTGGTCAAGCTGCTGTCTGGCGTTGAGAATGGCAGCGTTACATCCGAGCAAGTCAGCGCCAAAGTCAAGACCATGTCGGACGGTTTTTCAAAGTCGCTGTCTAGCATTGACTCAGAAGCCGCTATCAAGTTTCGCGCAACCATGGCCACGCATGGCAACACCGTGCTCAATGCCGCTTACAAGGCCGAACTTGAGAGAGCAAAGAACCAACGCATTGCTAAGTTTGACTCTGACTTTGACACCAGCATCAGATTGTTGGAAGCAACGGTATCGCAAGGCAGCTTTACAGACTCAACCGGCCAAGTGCGTTCTGTTGACGAGCTCGCAGATGTGTTCCGCAAAAATGTGCTGACTCAATCCCTGCTGCTTGGCGACAAAGGCTTGCAGACCGAATACAGCACAAAATTTGAGGCAGCACTGCGCACCGCAAAGGTCAACGCTGTGACAAAGGCGCTGATGTCTGATGCGAACATGGCTGACCCAGAGAGGACGCTGGCCAAGCTAAAGGCTGGCGACCTGGGCAACATGAGCCCGGTGCTGCAATCCATGATCACGAATGACTTTGATTCAGTGGCCAAGGTGACTGCCAACTTCATGGTGGCGGTCAACACCCGTAAGTCAATCAAGGATGCCAAGATTGCAGATGAAAAGCGGGTTGCCGAGGGCCAAGCCATTAACCTGCTGGAGCAGATCTTCCCGCTGCCTGACAACAGCCCAAAGAAAAAGCAGCTCATCGCCCAGCTCACCGCGCTGCCAGAAGGGTCTGTGCCAATTGGCACGCTCAAGGATCTGCTGGAGCCAAAAGAGCCAAAGAAGATGCCAACCGATCAGGGGGTTTATTTCAACCTGCTCAACGGCATCTACAACAACACCATTACCGACTCCAGGCAGATCTGGGGTTTGGTTGGCAAAGGAATAAACGGCGAGGATGCCGTGGCTGCGCTCAAGCTCTTGCAGGCCGATGACCGGCGCGACAGCGCAGACTTAGATCGTGGCCTCTCGCAGCTCGCGGGTATCCCGGTAATCCCTGGCAGCGTTGTGGTGCTTGATCCCAAGGGCGCAGAGTTCCAGCGCCGCAACGAGCTCAAGGCCCAGGCGCTGCAGATACAGTCGGCAGCAGCCGCTGAGGGCAAGACCCTGACACCGCGCCAGATCCTGTCCCAACTGGAGAGCGGAATCGCCACAAGCCGAAGCAGCGAAGACGCCAAGTCAGCACGCAAGCAAATTGATGAGTATGCAAAGCGTGCGGACGGTAGCTCCAAGCCGGGCCGAGACTGGATCACCGGCCCGGTGACCGCCGAGAACCTGCCTGCCCTGCGCCAGAAAGCTGGCAGCGATCCAAACAAATTACGCCAGATTGCCGAGCTGGAAAAGCTGCTGCAGCGAGCTCAAGGGAATGAGCCTGGGCCAATACCAAGCCCACCAGCAGCACCAGCGCCGCCACCGCCAGCCCCACCGCCACCGCCTGCGCCACCGCCACCGCCAGCCCCACCGCCTGCGCCAGCCCCGCCGCCGGCACCGGCACCCACACCAAGGCCGGCCCCGGCCCCTGCGCCAGCACCAACCCCCACCCCCACCCCAACCCCAAACCCCGCACCCGCACCCGCCCC